TACCAGTTCACTCCAAAATTCTCTTTAATCTAATTACTCTATCAAAATGTTACCTAATAACCACTACTCCCCTATTAGACGCTTTCGTTTTCTCCGCTCACCAGCTGCCCTGCTGTTCTTGACCGTAGTTGCGATTGTATCGACAAGTCTTATCGCGAGCGGTGTACCAACGTACATCCTCCGCACTGTGGAACATACCGTACCGGAAATTGGCGCTGTTACCGCCGATGTGGAGAATTTTGCTGGCCTCATTTGGAGGCTCACCTGGGTCGTGACCAAGGTTGTCATCGTTGCAGCCATATCGACTCTTGTAATCCGTTTCTTATATGACATGACGTTTCTACTATACTTGGACGTCCGTCAAAGGGCATCACAGATCTTGCATGCCGTGAACCTAACCGACCAATCCGACATACGTGAATGGAAGGCATCGTTCAAAGAAACACCCGTTCCCAACGTTACGTACCCCGACAATCATCCGCACCCCTTATGTGCCGCCGATCGAAAAGCTGCAGAAGTATTCTTTCGACATAGTGCACGGATCATAGGCCGCGAAGTATATGATTTCCAAGGTTCAAGTCGAACCGAGGACCAGCCTGGCTATAGATCATGGTTCACAGGCAAGGATGTCGCAGTACACCCCAAAGACGACGCCATGGATGGCCTAGCCCCCATGATGATCGACGTAGACTATTTCGTTGATATGCCTGCCTTTTTAGCCAGGGCGTCGCCGACCGTTCCGACCCTCCTATATACCATCACCCCCCCGACCGTCTCCCGGTCGATGAAGGATGGATATGGTTGGTTTTTCGATCGAGACAATCAAATTCACGCCAAGATCGCTGGCGGTGGAAGTTACACGCACGAGCTATGGGACTACCAACATGACAACTTTCGGGTTATGTCTTGGTTTTGGTATATCCCTACCTCGGTATCCTATTTCAGAGTGGAGCGAAGGCAAACCTTCGTTGACCACCATGAAGTCATTGCACTACTGCCTCAGGGTGGATGGGCAGTGTCAGGATGCAACCCACTTCGATGGGTGATTCAAATCATTATGCTTTTGATCACCTACACGTTTATCACAGCACCGGATCTCCAAAGATTAAAGGTGTCGCATGGTGAATGGAATGTACTAACAACTTGTTCGCACGATAATACTACATATAGTATCGGGAGACCCTTTGAGTGGGGCTCCGTGACAACGGATGCTGGAGAGCTCTCTGAACTCCGGTCCGCGCACTGCAACACCCCAAAAACTATTTCCACTTACACTGTCAAGAAGACTCTAGCTAAAAATATGCAGAGCCGTGCGGCAATCCTAACACAGTTCATAAAAGAGACAACCATTAAGGAATATGCTTACATTTTCCCTGTCTCGTCCGGCGTGTTACACTACTTCTTCACCAATACTGGTGAGGATGTCGATATGGATGCGAAAAACTCACTGACTCCGATTTGCAAACCAATAATTGCAGATGGTTGCTATGCCCCAACACAATGTAAGGCAAATGAAAAAGCAGCCGTCCAGGGAAGAATAGAGAAAGTCCGTCCCGAATTTATGACACCAACCAAGTTCCTTTACGAATGCATGGAAGATTTTGTCCAAGAATTCGTACCAGACCACGTCGTGGAGACTTACAACCTCGAAGACTACGAGACTGTATTTGCAAACCAAACACGACCCGCCCAACAGGTCAATCTGAACAGAGCAGATGTGACATGTGACCAAGAGAACGCTCCTACGAGCACCTTCCTGAAGAAAGAAGCCTAT